TAGATTTTGAACTTGAACTGTTCTTCGCTGTAGGTTTTGATTCGTTCAAAGAAATGTTTAAGGGTAAAGTTTTCTTTGGACTTCCAGCTAAAGTCGTCGGCAATGTCATAGAGGGTGGCGGATTTTTTTGTTTCACTAACCCGAAGGCCTCTACCGACTGATTGTAAGTTACGAATCTTGGACTTGGAAGGAGATCCAAATATGACGTTATCCAAGGCCACGATGTTAGTGCCAGTGCTAAGAACACCAACGGACCCAACAATAATGGCAGATTGCTCGCTTTCAACGATTTTACGAATTGATTCTCTATCTTCGACATCAGTTCCTCCGTGTATAAAGAACACCTTTCGGCCATTCTTTACCTTCTGTTGCAGCATTTCATATAAGACTTTACCATGCTTATCAACATAGTTGAACAGCAACAGCGTATTGCCTTCTAATGATAATGCTAGGTTACAAATAAAGTTGTTTCTTTCCTTGTTACTGACGATGTAATCAATCTCATCTTTGTAGGATGCAGACTTCATATACCGACATTCCTCATCGCTATACTTGAGCAATAGGCATTTAATGGTTAACTCTGCCAATTGCTTTTTAGCCATGAGTTCGGCAGATGATGTGGCCTTATAGATTTGACCAAAAAGACCTATCAACTGCCATTCATGGGATTTGGCACCGGAAAGTGTACCAGTAACACCAAGACGATACTCTGCCTTGGTGCATTTACCCACGATTTCTGTTAGTGACTTGGCTTGCGCTTGGTGCACCTCGTCACAGATAACATAGTCAAACTGTTCAAAGTATTCTTTAGGCATTCTTTGTAGTGACTGCCATGTAGATATCATGATTGGTTTGTTTGTTACCTTATCTTTACCTGAATAGACACGGTGACAATACTTCTCCATGTCTTTACTATTCTTTGCAGAATAGTCCTCAAAATCTGAATACAATTGTTCTACAAGGGCCGACCTAGGAACGATGATAAGACCTCTTTTCCCTTTGGTAAGCAGATGCATAGAGACCATGTAAAGAAGCAAAGACTTGCCTGAACCAGTAGGAGACAACACAATACGACGCTTAGAACGTATTGCGTGAACGAGAGAGTTGACCTGATAATCTCTAGGCATATGCTTGGGATTGAGTTTTTCAATAAATTCATTTGCTTCCTCTACAGAAAACGATGTATCATAATCCTCATCTTCATATGAGTATGTATAGCCTCTTTTGGTGGCCCATGCCATTACCTGTGGTGCTAGACCACGGTACATTTGTCTTGATAGCGGATTGAATAGTCTTAGGTATCCATCCCATAACTTTTGCTTATAGGATGGAACAAACTGGAATCCAGGTGGTCTGAATGAGAAGGCGTCACGGAGTTCCCATGCTACACTTTCATCACATTGAACCTTGATATAGGATTCATTCGCATTGGTAATAACAAGATGCATTATTTTCCTGTCAACTGACGGTATTTGATAACGTTACCTAAATCCCATGTCCGTGAGTTTAGAGACTTTAGAACATCTTGGCAGTATTCTACAATCTCACCATGAGCGACACGTTTAAGTAACAGTTTATTTAACTCACTATCAGTATCTAGTTTACGGGCCACCTGAGGGTTAGACAGAACGTGCTGGATAGGCTCCCATCCTCGCTCCTCCATCTCCTCCTTCGTTAGGTGACCTTGATAGTAGTCCTCACGCAGGCCTTTCATCATCTTATAGTCCGCTTCCATTTTATGGAATAGCACACGATGGTGAGACATGATATTGAGATACTTACCATGCAAATAGGAAATCTTCAATATCTCTTTTTCTAGTTCCGTTCCATCAACAATCTTATCTTGCGACCATTCACGCATAAGGTCATTAAGTGTCACAGGAGCCTTTAACATAATATAGTCCTTTCAGTTATGTCTCATTATATCATATGGATTTTTAAAAGTCAAAGTCTTTCTATTTCAAATAGATCGTAACGGAATGTGAAGTCGCAGGTGGGAATGTTGTCCGCATCCGTTTTGGTATCAAACTGTATGGAACCAAGACTGATTGGGTGACAGTTATGGAACTTGAAACGTATGTTAGGATTGTTGGAATTGGTATTGACAGTTAGATAGCCGTCAAAGTAAAGCGGAGTTCTATCAGCCAAACTCTTTCTGGGATATTGATCAAATGATTGTGGTCTGGTAAGGCTGCTTAGCCAGTCATATGTTTCCTGCCACACCTTTAGATCCTCATCGACCATAGCGGTGATGGTCAATGCTTCATAGTTTAGCTTATCACCATGACGGTATGTATTAGAGAATGGAGTAGCGACCGCCACCTCGCCTGTAGACACACTTGGTAATGCTACAGTCTGACAGAAATACTTTAGGTATGGCTTATCAGGAATGATAAACGTAAATCTGGTAAGCTGTAGAATACTAGAGTTCTGTGGTACATTAGAAGCGAATGATTCGATTGCCATAGTGTTCCTCCATATTATATTTAGCGCACAAAAAAAGAGAGGGCCGAAGCCCTCTCTCTAAGTTTGATATTCGTTTCCTAATCTTATTAGGTTAGGTTGCGAACACGGAAGATACGATAGTATCTGTTAGCATTTGAAGCGGTCTGGCGGGTACCAACAACACCGTCACCAGCTGTGGTAGCAAATGGGTTTGCAACCATGCCGTAACGAGTCTTGAAGCCAATCTTTGGCTGGAAGGTATCCTGACCGATTGCACGAACCATCTGTAGTGGAACGTATGGGCAGTAGAATAGACCAGCGTCGAATGGTGATGCACCACGATAGCCAACGGTAACTAGTTCGTCACCATTTTCTGAACCACCGAAGTATGGGTCGATGTAAACCTTGATACGACCATGTAGCATACCAACGAAGGTGTTGCCAGTGTCGTCAACGGTTAGATCGGCTGAAAGGGCTGGGGTGTAAGAAAGAACACCAGCCATAGCCATAGCTGAAGCAACGTCTGAAGAAACGATCAGAACGTTACCCTTGCCACGACGGGTTGCCTTGGCGATAGCGTTAGCTTCTCTTTCGATGTGGAAAATTAGACCCTTGAACTTCTCAACTGACCAACGACCGTTTGAGTCGGTGTCAAGATCGAATGTACCAGCAGTTGTAACACCATACTGAGCACCTAGTGTTGCTGAACGGTAAATGGTGCGGATAACCTCACGATTGATTTCAGCTAGGATTTCAGTTGATAGGATGTTTGCTAGTTCTGTTTCAGCATCAAGGCCGTGAATTGCCTTAAGATCCTGAGCAAGTTCGGTGGTGTATTCTGCCTTTAGCGCACGGCTACGAGCAGTAACAGTAACCTTATCGATTGAGAAGGCCATTTCGTTGAACATGTTGCCAGCGGCATCGCCTAGGGCTTCTGCCTGTGCTGTGGTCATGCCCTTGTTGACAACGTATGAGTCGCCAGATAGGGTAGCGTCAGCGAATGGGTTGTTGTTTGCATCTGGATGATAACCAGCTTCGGTGATACCGAAAGCATTGTTCTGACCAGAGAAAGCGGTGTTTGCTTCGTTAAAGAAGGCTTCGTTTGAGCCTGCTGTTGGAGCATTTGTACCGCTCATTGACTTATAACGTGAACGCATAGCGAAGATAAGGCCGGTTGGACCGGTCATTGGCTGAACGCCGCAAACGTCATAAGCGATTAGGTTTGGAAGGGCACGACGAACTAGTGAGATAAGAATTGGATCGTATGAACCAATGTTTGTACCTGCACCTAGACCACCACCTGAGTTGGTTGGGGCTGCTTCGTTGAGGATGTTACCTTCCTCAGCCATTGCCTTTTCCTGGTTCTCAAGAACGACGGCTGTAACAGCACGACGATATGAGTCCTTAATTGGATTGAGACCGTCGTGGTCGAGAACTGGTGACCACTTAGACTCTAGATTTTCTGTAAGATACATTTTTAGTTCCTTCTTTCTTAGATTAACTATAGTTAAAAATTACTTTGGAAGACTTTTTCCAATTGCCTTAACATATTTAGCCATTGGACCATTTAGATTGCTTTCGCTAATCACTGATGGATCTGATGACTCAACAAGGTCAAGAACTTCATTGTTCTTAACGGCAGTTGGGAAGTAATTCTCCCTTAGTGTGGAAATCTTCTCAACAAATGATGCATCGTCGGTATACTCGACGTTCTCAACAAGAGCAAGTAGCTTCTGTGCCTGTGTATCGGTTAGACCTTCACAAACGGTAGCAGCTAGTTCAACCTTGCGAGATTCAGCAAGCATTGATGTAAGTTCAACGTTGCGCTGAATTTCTTCGTTTAGCTTTGATTCTAGTTCCTCGACTGTTGAAGATAGTTCCTCAACAACCTGGACTTCTTCTTCTGGAATATCGATGTAGTGTTCTGCGAATAGTGACTTTAGACCAGAGATAAAATCTTCTGTTAGTTCTGAACGTAGTGCAGACTCAACAGCAACTTCATTCTCGGCAATCCACTGTTCAACAACATAGTTAAGATACTCATCAACGCTAGAAGCGAGTTCTTCCATGATTTCTTCAACTCGTTCTTCTAGAGTTTCAGCATAAGCCTGTTCTAGTAGAGCAACTTCTTCTTCTAGCTTTGCCTTAACAGCAGCTTCGAAGATTGTGGTTGCCTTAGCCTGAAATTCTTCTGATAGATCCTCACCGGCTAGTAGGGCTTCAACATGCTCGGCCATATTGACTTCATAGGTCTCTAGGGCTTCTGCTACTGTTTCTTCCTCAAACTGTTCTTCTTCGGCGACGAACTCAAAGTTCTCATCGATAGCAGCTAGGATTTCTTCTTCTGATAGACCAGCTTCAATACCTTCTTCAATGAAGGCTTCTAGTTCCTCAGAGATAGCAATATCCTCGTTGCACTCACCCTTTTCTTCTTTTTCACCCTTTTCCATTTCAGCTTTATGCTTACGGGCTTCTTTAAGGGCCTTAACACGTTCTGCTAGTGAGGTCTCGGCAACTACGTCACCTTCTGTTTCCTCATCTTCTGATAGCTTCTTAGATGGTTCTGCATTTGAACCTGAACCCTTGATTGAGGTGTCACGCTTTTCACCACCAGCAGCGGCAGCACCGAGGTTGCCAGATGGAAGTGAAGTTGGTGTCTGACCACCAAGATCCTTGGCTTCGTTATGCTTTGGATCGGCTTCTGATGACTTAGACTTTGGACGTAGTGTCTTAGCGTTAGCTGTTGATGCAGTAGAGCCATCTACAGGATTAGGATTTGACACACCACCGCTGATTGGACCAACGGTTGGAAGTGTAGCACCTTCCTGTAGATTCTTACCTTCAAGAACAGCCTTTGCTGTTTCTGTTAGTGATGCCATTTGAATGATACTCCTTTATGGTTTCCTATTTAGTATTTTCAAAGTTTTGAAATATAATTTTCAAAAATCTTTAGAGCCACTGACTCTATTTCGCTTTTAGAGGCTTCACTGATAAGTTTCTTAGCATGATAATACTCTTGCTCTTTCCACTTACCATTCTCAAAAACCCATTCTTTACCCTCCATGATGCCTTGCACAAATGCGTCAGGTGCGCTTGGATCTGCTACAATGTCTGCCGCTGTAGCCAACTTGAAATCGTCTTGGACTTGTTGATATCCATTGTGTGGACGGAGAGACCCTACGCCTCTGGTCGACACACCAAGACTAGCACCACCATCTAATAGGCTCTTAACAATTTTACCGTTAGGAGTATCCAATATCTTAGCTTTACCAATAAAGTTAGTACCATCAGCATATAACTTGGTGATCATATGCGAAACTCTGTCTAGGTTGATTTGAGGATTCTCTGGATGACCTAGTTCACCAAACGC